GTGTCGCCTGCCAACTCGGCCACGATCACGATCTTCGGCACCGCGTCGGGTTCGTTCAACGCCAACGTTGGCTTCCACCGCGATGCGTTCACGCTGGCGATGGTGCCCATGTACGCCCCGCCTTCGGGACGCGGCGTGATCGACGTGGCGCAGGAGTCCTACAAGGGCATGAACCTGAAGGTCACCGAGTTCTACGACGGTGTGAACGACAACTACATCATGCGTCTCGACGTGCTGTTTGGCTGGGCTGCGACCTACCCCGAACTGGCAGTCCTCTACGCAACCTGATGCGGCGATGGGCGGGCTTCGGTCCGCCCTCGTTTTTTCTCATTCAAGGATTTTTCGAAATGGCTGTTTCTCTTCTTCGTGCGTATCAGGGCTATGCTTCGGGCACCGTCCAGATTTTTGACACCGTCACTGAAGCTGCGCTGATTGCGCAGGGCATTGCCACTGCTGCTACGGGCTATGCAACCCATACCAGCGCGCTTCAGACCGACACGCCGCAGCAGGCAATCACGTTTGGCGGCAACGTCTCGTATCAGCCTTCGGGCGCTGGCATCAACGTGCCAACCACCCCGCAGGGTCCGCGCATTCTGCCCAACACGAACATCCAGGCATTTGCTTCGGCAGGTACTAACACCACGATGGTTGCGGGCACGCTCTATCGTTCGGAAATTCAGGTGCCGTTCCTTGCGACTTGGACCGGCATCGGCATTCTGAACGGCACCACGGCGGGCACCGACAACGGACTTGTCGCGCTGTATGATAGCAATGGCGTGCTGATCACCAACTCGGCTGTTGCCGGTGCGCTTTCGGCGGGTGCCAACGCATTCCAGAACCGCGCATTTCTGAACACCGTGACACTGACGCCGGGGCGCTATTTCATCGCGTACCAGCAGAACGGCACGACCGCCACGATCCGCACCCATGCAGCGGCAAACGGCGGCAACCAGATGACGGCAAGTTCGACCGGAACGTTTGGTACGATCCCGGCATCGTTCACCGCGCCGACCACGTTCACGGCGGACGTTGGCCCGATCGGCTGGCTGTACGTCTAACCGGATTGGGGCGGCTTTCGGGTCGCCCCATACCTTTGAATGCTGGCAGTGGACGTAAGTGATGGCGCAGATCTTCAATCAGGACTTTAACGAGGTTGGGCCGGTCATTTCGATCGCACCGCGCCGTTTGCGTGACCTCTCGGGCCGTTTGAAGGTCAGCCAGCACCAAAACCTGTACGCAGCGGACTTTGAGTACGGCACGCAGCCTTTGCGCTGGGAAGGCTTTACAGCCGGAAGCGCGACCATCACGGCACAGCCGGGTTCGGGCGGCGTGCGTATGCGCCTGACCACGGCGGCAGGCGATGTGACCATCCGTCAATCGCGACCCTATCACCGCTATCAGCCCGGCAAGACCTTGAGCATGGCCTCGGCGGTCAACTTCGGCACGGCATCTGCGGGGCAAGTCCAACGCGTCGGATTCTTCGACGACGGCAACGGCATCTTCTGGGAGCAGGCAACGCCAACTGCGTCAAACCCATTTGGCATGTTTGCGGTCTATCGCAGCGATGTGAACGGCATTCCGTTCGACACGCGCATCGGCCTTGAGCAGTTTACGGACACTGACCAAGCGGCAAAGATCAACTGGTCCAACATCCAGATGATCTACATCGAATACGCCTGGTACGGCGCTGGCGGGCTGCGCTGGGGTGTGATCGTCAACGGCGAGCCGCGCATCCTGCACGAGATCGGCATTGGCAACTCAGGCGCACAGCTACCATGGGCGCGCACCGGCAACCTGCCTGTCCGGTACGAGCAGCGCAATCTGACCACGCAGACGGTGGGCAACGACATGTTCCATTGGGGCGTCTCGGTGCTGTCGGACGGCGGCATCGATGTGCAGCGCGGGTTTACTTACGGCTACGGCATGGCCGCAGCGGCACCGCGCCGTGCCATCACGGGCGCCCAGACCCGCTATCCGCTGCTATCGTTTCGCTACAGGCCCATGGGCACGCAGGAATACACGCAGGCAACCACGGCTTGCACCGCAGGCACCACGACCAGCCTGACAGCGGCCGGCGCGGGCTGGACCACCGACCAGTGGAAAGGCCGCTACGTCAATTACACGGTGTCCGGTGCCAGCTACATGGCGCGGATCGTGTCAAACACGGCAACCGTGCTGACGCTGGTTGACAACGTGGTCGGCGGCGCATTGGGCACTGCCCCGGTTGCTGGGCAGAATTACACGATCGGCGTGATTAACCGCGGTCAGCTTCTGCCGCAGCTGCTCAACATATCGTCCGACGTTTCGGTGACGTGCGAGTTGATCGCGTCAACCCCAACGTCGCCGATTGTGCTGACCGGCTCGTCGTTTGCAACGCTCGCCTCGCTGGGTTCCACGCAATCCTTTGCGGAGCGCGACGTGAGCGCCACGGCGCTGACCGGCGGCGAGGTAGTCTATAACACGCCGTCGCCATCGGGCGGCTTGAACACGTTCGACCTGTCGCAGTTTTTTCCGCTCTACAACAACATTCGCGGCAACGTGCCTGACATTCTGACCGTTGCCATCACGACGACCGGCAACGCCAACGTCGGCGCGTCGATCATCTGTCAGGAGGCCATGTCGTGACATTTCAAGAATTTCCCAAGTGGCTGTACGACGGCATGGACGGCATCTTGATCGACAACGCGGAGGAAGAAGCCGCGCTGGGCGATGGATACGCTGCGTTTCCGGTCGAGCCTGAGAATGCGCCTAAGGACGTTCCAAACCCCGCGCCCAAGCCGCGTGGTCGGCCTCGGAAGGACACATAATGCCAACATTCAACGCAACGACACCTACGGTTGAGATCTCGGTTTCATCGTCCTCACAGCGTGTCCGTGTGGGCGCTGCTTCTATGCCTAGCACGCTGGTTCCGGTGCGGATCTGCAATGATGGCACGGCCACCGTGTGGGTTCGCGGCGGCGATTCGGCTGTAACCGTTACTTCCACAACCGGGCAAACCAACACCGGCCAGCGCGTGCCAGCAGGCGCCATTGAAGTGCAATCCTTTGTACCTGGCGCTGACGGCGTGTTGTGGATTGCGGCAATCGCTGCGGCATCAACCGGCTCTGTCGAATTTACGGCTGGATACGGTATCTAATGCCAACCCCGACCACCGTCCTGAACATCGTCACGACCGCCATGCGCAAGATCAATGCGCTGGCGGTTGGCGAGACGCCTACGGCTGCTGAACTTCAGGACGGCATTCAGGCGCTAAACGATGTTCTGGAGACATGGAACATTGAGAACCTGTCGATCTACGGATCTTTGCCGACGACCTATACGACGATTGCGGGCAAGAACACGTACACGATGGGACCGGGCGGCGATTGGGACGGCATCCGCCCCGTTGCCATTCAAGCGGCCTATTGCAGCGTCAATGGCGTGGACTTTCCGGTGTCGGAATGGACGCTTCAGGAATGGATGGGCCAGCCCATTAAAGCAACCCAGCAGCAGATCACAGAGCGGTTTGTGTTCGTCAACGATGCGCCGCTAGCACGGGTGATCCTGTGGCCAACTCCGCTCTATGCGACCACGTTTACGGCAAATTACAATCAGAAGCTGGGCGCTGTGTCTTCGGGCTCGGACGTCATGACGCTGGCGCCAGGCTATGTGCGGGCGCTGCAATACTCGGTCGCGGTTGAGCTCCAGGCGGAATACGGCGGGCCGGATGTGTCTGCCTACGCCAAGGCGACCAAAGCGGTCATCAAGCGCGCCAATCGCAGCTTGCCGGTGTCGGGCTATGACAGCCTGCTGGTGGGCGGCGGCAGGGTCGTGCCGGCGCGTGGGTATTAATGAGTACTCGACCGATCTCGTCTTTGCTGCCTGCTCGAGCGGGAATGCCGCTGCGCGCGATGGCTGTTCCGTACACCACTGCGCTGCAACCTGAACAGGAGCAGGCCTATCAGGCGTGGCGCGCTGCGTTGCCTGCCAATCTTCAAAATGAGCAGGATTACGATTTGCGCGGGGCGTTTTTGGCGTCTGCCAAGGCCAATGGCCGCTTACACATGACTGATCAGTTTAAAAAGCCAAACCACATGACTTTTAGCGACGGAAGCCAGTATTCCAACGCAGCGACACCGGGCGGGCATTGGGCCGCTACGGGGCGGAAAAATGCCGTAGACCCAACACAAGATGAATACGTGTTTTTTGCTTCGCCAGAAAATGCGCGGCGTACAAGCATTGGCGATATGGCTTCGTATTTCGCTGGCAGTGAACTGGGTAATTACGCAGTTTACCCCTCAAACTACAAATTGCCGCGCAAATGACTGACTTTCCGTTCCTTGGCGGCTCATTCAACGGGCGCTCGCCCTCGTTTGACGCGCAGCGCACGCTCAACCTTTACCCTGAGATGGGCGAGAGCGGATCATCACGCTCGCCGGTCTCATTGATCGGCACGCCAGGGCTGTCGCTGTGGACCACGCTGACCGGCGGCTGCATTCGCGGCATGATCCGGTTCAGCGCCGCGCACTCGATCATTATCGCCGGATCAAGCGTCTGGAAAGTCACCAGCGGCAAGACCGCAACGCTGCTCGGCAGCATCGCCTACGCCACCACGCCGGTCAGCATGGCCTCGAACGG